CTGCGGCAGTAGTAGCTGCGGTGAATATTCTTGAATTGTTTTCGAGCTCAACATCACCTTTGTTCCAGTTGACTACACCTTGTTGCATCCATTTAGGTAAATTCTCATACATCATCTGATAACGAGAAAGAATGCCTCTAGCAGTCGATGACTTATTGGCTAGGATGGCTACGTTCTTATGGTCTTGAAACAAAGTATACCATAGGATATAGGCGACTGATGTCGTTGTATTATGTGATAAAATATCATTTGTATAGTATGTATGTTCTTTAGAATCAACAGATAAGTCATACATATTTTCATATGCACCAGTAGCTTCTACTGATATAACTTTTGATTTACCATACTTTGTAAGTATGTTATATCCAAGAGAATCTTTTGAAAATATTTCATCATGATTTTCATCAATAAGAATATGATTATCAGCACATTCTAAAGATAACCCATTTTCACATTCAATGCGATAAATTTCATATGTTATAGTTTTATTTGAAGATAAAACATCAACATATCCATCTTCACATTCTACTTCCCACTCAGAGACATCAAATGTTTCTATGAATTTACGATTTACTGTTTGACTTAAAGATTGCATTGAATTCATTTTCTGTTAAATTTGAATCATTAGAATATTTATCTATATCAATAAACAATTCATCATAATTAATTTCTTTCAACGTCTCCGACCATCCAAAATATTTCAATAGATGATTTTTATTGATGTGATTTTTATATTTTTTCTTTATTATTTGTTCAGTCTGAAAAGCATGGTTTATATTAGACATCTGCAAAAAAAGCATGATCTGTACATTTTTTAACTGATGAAGTTTATATCTTTGTGTAATACTTGGTTTAGATGTAATTCCTATTTTAAAAGTATTATCATTTATTTTTAAAACGTAGAAATAACCATCTTCATTTAAGCTACAGGACCAAAGAGTTTTATAATTAATTTTTGTTGATTTTCTAGAATTAATATCTTGTTTTTCTTTTTCTGATTTTGAATCTAAAGTTTTTTGCCATTTTAACTGACGATTTGTCCAAACAACCAATCCTTCTTCTTCACCATATTTAGCTAGACATTTTTCTAGAGTAAAAGTAGACTGTCTTTGTTTTAATAAAGTAAAAGCTACATCTTCATCAAATCCTTTTTTTATAAAATACTCTTTTGAAAGCGGATTATTATGATTCTGTGTTTGTGTTTGTTTAGCTTTTTTCTTTATTTCTTTTATTTTTTCTTGTGCATCTAATGTATTATATTTTATATACTTAGTACTGAAAGGAGAATATGCTCCATTATGATTTGCCCAAGGATTATTTTTACCTTTTATTAATTCAATTTTTTGTTCACATTTAATTCTTCCATATTTTGTTCTATACTCCATCTGAGACAACCCATGAATTGACGGATGTTGTGCCAAATCTTTTGTTCTATACGTACAAATTGCACATTCAACGTATGAGTTATTTAATTCATCAGTATTAGAGAATTGTATATGACTTTTTTCTATTTTAGACTTCCAATAATTTTTATCATTAAATAGTTGTCGACAGCTATTAGAACAAAATTTAGCATTCTTACGATTCTCTATTATTTGATTGCAATTTAAGCATTTCGTGGAATTCTTCAATTGTGACACGCTTCGTTTCTCCAGTTTTCTTATTACGAATATTTATAAAACTGGAGTTCTTTACGCATTTGCCCTGTTGTCTACCTTCCATGATGATGACTTTACGATTCTCATTGATAACTTTTATCTTTTTCTTTTGACAATCGTAAAGACTGAATTTGACTAATCCATGATCCAAAGTTTCTATGTAGCAATAGTTTAATATGAAATACTCTACATCTTCAGAACACTTAATGTATTCTTCTATCTGTTCTTTTGTAAAGTTGAACTTTACATTCGACTTTTTTAAGAGTGGATTACCAAGGTATTGTTCTTGACTCATTTTTCTTTAATCATCTTTAACAATTCAGTAGTCGAGATATAGAGATTATTGTTTATCGTTTGAGTTTCAGATTGATTCTTGACTTTCTCAATACGATTCTTTTTCTCTGCCAATTCAAGTAGATCTTTGTTGGTATCTGATAGAGACTTTATCAAAGTAGAAACTACTTCATAGCTTCTAGGGTGTTGAGATAAGTCTGCAACTTCAAGCATCTTGTCTAAAGCAACACTACCTTTTTCAAGTATGTTCCTGATGTTTTGTCTAGCAAACTCAAAATCATTATGATCTTCATTAGGAATAAATTCAGCCTGAATTTCTGGTTCAGCTATGTCCAGTGAGTCTGATATTATCTTGTCTGATTTCATACAAAGCTTTCAAAGTCTATAATGAATCCATAGTCGTCTGTTGCCATGATCTCATTTCTATCTATAGAAGCTTGAGCATTGGCTGTAGGAGTACCGTTTGCGGTTAGTCCAGGTGTTATAGTTATTCTTTCTGCTGCAGTTACGCTTGTGTTTCCAATCGCTTGATCGATGGTGATCATGTTTGGAACAATGAAGTTCGTGTTTGCAAGAGTGATGAGACCAGTCTTCTTGACAGGTCCAAACAAATATGCTTTCATAGTAAAATCTAACGTCCACACGATAGCTCTACGATTGATGAAGTCACCTTCATACGTATCTTGCATTCCGACGTTGTTGAGTACTATAGGCAAGTCTACATTCAAACTAAGGTTAGGAATCAAGTTAGCAGTTAATGTCCATTCCGGTGTAAAGTAAGGTAATATCTGTTCGATTATTCGTGTTCCATCATCGGCATTCTTGATCATGATATAGAGTGTGAACCCTATATCATATGGTACTTGCATGTAGTTATATAGAACTTTGTTGCTATCAGCCACAGCTTTCATGTTTCGATTAACTGTATTGAGCTTTCTATCCGGAGCATAGCTCATAGATGATATTTCAAAAGCCATCCTTGGTAATACCATGGCAGGACGATTAAACGTAGGATCATTCTCAAGCCTAGCTAAAAACTTATCCTTTGGACCATAAGACAAAGGCACTTTCATGCTTTGTACTTGTTCACCAGTTGAATTGACTCGATTGATGTAGATGTTATTGAATAGAGTACCAAATACAACTACGTATTTTCTGATTGTACCGTGATAGAAAGTTGAAAACATTTAGTATACCCCTTCGCTGAAAGGATCACGCTCACTAAAGTCTAACACATTATCAGCTTCAGTTTGAAGTTCTTCATTATCCTCAAAAGAATCACCAACTTGTGTGACAAAGTTGTATTGTTCTTGAATGATATCGTAACCATCTTCATCTTTGATAACGTATCCATCTTCTGTTTTGATTCCATATACTGACATTTCAAATGAGTAATCTTTCTGGAACTTATCGATGTCATTGATTCCGGTATTGAGTACTTCATTCGAGTACTCCCATAGTTCACAAGTTAAATCATATGTTTGTAGAGCACCCATCTGATAGAATATAGCTTCATGTTCTACGAACTTGACTACAAAGATCTTTTTATTCAAAGGAAAGTAGACTAAGTCACCTTCCTGAGGACGATCTATGCTTTCAACGTTTCCTATTTCATCAAAGAAAGTTCTTCTTGCAATCGTCAACGTCATCTGATCACGAACTTGAAGGTTGAACTTAGACATGAAGTCACCTTCACCCTCAAACCCCATGACGTTCTTTACATACATCTCAACCATATATTGAGTGTTATATCTAGAAATAGAATCTTCACCATAGATCTCGTCTTTATTCACCAATGTTCTTGGACAATAGAGTACATCATGTCCATATATTTTTATGGACTCGATGACAAGATCTTCAATGAGAACTTGCTCTTGGCTATTCGTGAAATTGTTGAAGAAGACGTTAGTCGGACACATTTATGCTTTTCTTACATTTATGATTATGGTATCTTGCAATGTTTCCAGGATTTCCTTCAGCGCCACATACATTGCAAGCAATTTTTCTACTATTTAAACTAGAAAAAACACCAGCTGCTTTAATTTTTTCTTTATGAGAATCACTTATGGGTTTGCCTTTCACCGCTTCTATAGCCGCAGCTCGCGCATAATCCCAATTGCCTTTATTCTTTCCTTTCATAGACTCAGAACGTTTTCTACGTACTTCTGGATCGGAAGAACGAGAATCACGACTCTTCATTCCTTCAATATAATTAGATTTTACGTCTGGTCTTTGCATGGCTTCTTTTGTTTTGATAGCTATTTTTTCAGATATTGTTAATCTTTTATCTTCATACTTGTGCCAGTAATCAGAAACTTTAATGTTTAAATTATAATATCTTGTTTTAATTTCGTGTTCTTGTATTAAATCTAGCCATTTTTGTTCTGCGTTAAAAGTATCAATTCTATTAGTGTATACTCTTTCTAGTATTCGTCGTTTAAAATGTTTTGGTCTTCTTTTATATGCTTTTAATAGCCATGGTGAACTACATATGTATCCATCTTCTTCAGTTCCCCAATGTGCTCCAATGTAATACCTATTGTGCTTACTATCTCTCCAAATATAAACAAATCCATACTTTTCCATGTTAAACACTCCTATTGGTTTAGAGTATTTATAAAAAGGTAAATTTCAACCTATCATGTCAAGAACCGGCATAGAATAAGAAGTTATCATTTCTTGTTCTAATGTGGTTATTTCTTGAACTGAATCGTTATAGATCTTTTCTCCGTTAAACTGAACACCACCGGGTAATTGCATTCCAGTAAACTTCGTTAAATTAGATCCCCATTGGCGCTTAATCAATGCTGTGCAATATCTCATTAACCATTGATCTTTCCATACGTCTTGATAGACTTCAGGATCAATGACTTCATATGCTTCTACGAGTAAGTACTCACCAACGTTTACGCTGTACCAATCCATATCAACGTATAACTTGTTCATATGACGAGTGTATCGAATTGGTTGCTTACCTACCAAAAATTCAGCAATCAAAGCTAAGTTCTGCATCACCATGTAGTATGGAACCATGGACACGGATGTAAGTGTGTATAGATCGTTTAAAGCGATCTGATATCGAATATTGAATAGATCATCAGAACGAATGGAAGGATCAGCAAT